ATTTCAAAAACTATATTACTGAACAAAAGAACACACATATGACTCATATCGAGGATAAGGTTATATATGGTGGAGTGAATGGTACGCGTCAGGCTATCAATGCACTACGTGAATTAAGAGATATGCTAGGAGGTAAACATGCTGGCTCTGTATCCGTTAAGTGGGATGGTGCTCCTGCTATTTTTGCTGGTATCGATCCTCGTGACGGCAGATTCTTTGTTGCGAAAAAAGGTATTTTTAACAAATCACCCAAGGTTTATAAAACACCAGCAGACGTTGATGCTGATACTTCTGGTGATCTTGCTAGTAAGCTTAAACTTGCTCTTAAGCACTTACCAGAACTTGGGATAAAGGGAGTAATTCAAGGTGACTTCTTGTACGGTCCAGGAGACCTTAAAACATCTAAAATCGGCGGTGAATCATATCTTACATTCCACCCCAATACAATTGTATACGCAGTTCCAGCAGGCAGCCAAGCGGCAAAGGAGATTCAATCGGCGAAATTGGGGATTGTCTGGCACACAACATACAAAGGACGAACATTCGAAACAATGAGAGCATCATATGGTGTAGATGTTGCCAAGATGCGTAAATCCAGAAACGTTTGGTCACAAGATGCTATGCTACGTGATCTTACTAAGTATACTATGTCAAAACAAGAGACAGACGAAGTGAATACATACTTAAGTGAAGCTGGAAAGATATTTAATAAAATTTCTAGTTCTACACTTAAGAAATTAGAATCAGATGAAATGCTTTCCAGACACATTGAAACTCATACAAATAGCTATGTTAGAGCCGGTGCTCTTCCGCCTGATCCTTCAAAAAGAGTAGATGCACTTATCAAATTTATTAAAGACAAATACCAAAAAGAAATCGATAAAAGAAAAACTGAAGCAGGTAAAGGTGCACAGCAGAAAAAACTAGATGCAATACTAGAATTCTTTTCAGAAGATAATAAAAATAATTTAAAATTAATGTTTGAACTACAAAAAAATATCGTATTAGCAAAGTTAAAACTTATAAATACATTAAATAAATTATCAAATGTTAAGACTTTTGTTAAAACGAAAACAGGTTACAGGAGTACAGGTCCTGAAGGTTATGTAGCAATTGATAAGCTTGGTGGTGATGCGGTAAAGATTGTTGACAGAATGGAATTCTCGTACAACAACTTTTCGCCTGATATTTTAAAGGGATGGGATAAACCGGGAAGAAACTAATGGCAGAGAAATTAGGCTTTAAGCATTTTATGACAGTCAATTATCGTCCAGGCGAAGATGAGTTGACTAACTATAGAGCATACAAAAGACGTCGTGGACAAGGCGCCGGAAGTAATGCTGAATATTCCTCAACAAATTCCCCAGAAGAAACCGACGAGGCTCTAACCCCTTCGCAGAGGCTTGCACGTGGTAGACAAGCACGTAAGAACAAGTCTAAGCTAAAAATGGGAAGAGCAAGAGCAGCTCGTAGAATTGCATCAATGGCAGTTCTAAAAAGACGTGCACGTAAATCTGCACGTAAGGCTCTTTATAAGAAAATCGTCCGTGGAATTCCAAAATCAGATCTATCACCAGCACGCAAACAAGAGATTGAAAAGCGTCTTGAAAAACCAGCTTTCCAGGCTAGGATTAGTAGAATAGCAAGGAAGACTTTGAAAGACGTACGTAAAAAAGAATTAGAACGAAAGCGTAAGTGATGATCGGTTCATTCCGCCAGTATTTGGTCGAAGAAGAAAGGGTCGTTTATTTTTCCTTTGGAAGAATGAACCCGCCTACTATTGGCCACGGTAAATTATTAGATAAGTTAGCATCAAGTGCAGGACGTAATCCATACCGGATGTACGTATCACAATCTGTTGATGCTAAAAAGAATCCATTAGATTATAGATCAAAAGTTAAATTTATTCGTAAGATGTTTCCAAAGCATGCAAGGAACGTTCTTCTAAATAATAAAATAAAGAATGCAATGGAAGTTGCTTCATCTCTATACGATGAAGGATTCCGTAAGATTGTAATGGTAGTTGGAAGTGATCGTATAAGAGAATTTGATGTTCTTTTGAATAAGTATAACGGTCAGAAGGGAAGACACGGCTTTTATAACTTTATGGATATAAAAGTAATTTCTGCTGGTGATCGTGATCCAGATGCAGAAGGTGCTACAGGTATGAGCGCTTCAAAGATGCGCGCGGCAGCATCTGATAACGACTTTACTGCATTTTCACAAGGTCTTCCAAAGAACTTCTCAAATGCAGATTCAAAAGCATTGTTTAATTCCGTACGTAAAGGTATGGGACTAAAAGAAGAAAAAGAATTTAAGAAGCATATCCAACTAGAGCCTGTATCAGAAATTCGTGAGAACTATATTGATGGTAAACTATATGAAGAAGGTGATGAGGTAGTTATTCTTGAAACTGGTCAAGTTGGTAAAATTAAACGTCTTGGTGCAAATTATGTTATTATTGAAGCTGAAGAAAATATGTACCGTAAATGGCTAGATGATGTAGAAAAAGTTGACGGTCATAAAATTGAATATGATGTAGCTGATTTTAGTATGCCAAAACCATTTCAAGAGGAAGCTCCTTGCTGGACTGGTTATAAACAAGTTGGTACTAAGATGAAGAAGGGAAAAGAAGTTCCTAATTGTGTTCCTGAAAAAATTGAGGTAGGACAAGATCCAGATATTGATGAGCTTCCAGGTTCACAACCAGCTACATTCCAAAAAGGTATTAAATCAAAATCTACAAAAGCTGCACGTCACCGTCATTTTGCAAAAATGGCGAAGAAAGATGATGATGATCCAAGTGCTTATAAAGATGCACCAGGTGATAAAAAAGCTCGTGCAAAGGGAACTAAGCCATCACAGTATACTAAAAGATTTAAACAAATGTATGGTGAGCAGCAGGATCCTGTAGATGTAGCTAAACAAAGAATCGATAGAGAAAAGGCAGCAGATGCACGCCGTCACGATAGTATGCTAGATCGTGCGCGTATGAAAGCAACCAAAATGAAAAATAGAGAGACGAAGCCGAATGGATAACTTCAAGACATATTTAAAAGAGAATGCTGAAGCAGCTCTTAAAACGAAAGCTGATAAGAGTGGGTTTTCATTAGGTATTCTTCGTAAGGTTTATAAAAGAGGTGTAGCAGCTTGGAAAGTTGGTCATAAACCAGGTACTACACCACAACAATGGGGAATGGCGCGAGTAAACAGCTTTATTACTGGCGGTCGTACAAGAGTAAAAGGTGACCCTGATTTATGGGCACAGCAAAAGGGGAAAATCAGGAAATGAAAACCTTTAAAGAAATTAGTCAAGATTTAAAAACCAGATACTATAAAAAAGCAGATGCTACAAACCGACACGGTAGTGCTTTCATGAAAACACAAGCCGCTAGTCATTTTGGTAAACCTGGTGACGCTAAAAAATTACAAAAGAGATACCATTCTATTAGTAATAAGATGGCTACAGCACGTCCTGCTGGCGAGTCAACTGATGTTAAGGAGCTTAGTACTCCTACTTTAAAAAGTTATTTGAAAAAAGCTGGGCCACAAAAAGACAAGTATTATTCTCAGTATCAAAAACTAAGACGTAGCCAAGATAAGAAACACGGTGAGTTTTCTCCAGATATGGGGAAAACAAAAGAGGTTGGTAGAAAAGCAGTTAATCGTGATGATGGTGAATATAGAGCACAAAAAACCCTTGCAAAAAGAGGAAAGTAAAAATGCCATTGAAAGTATCAGACGGGATTGGAACATGGATCGACGATTTTAAGAAATCGAAAGCCCCACAGTTCAAAGGTAAATCAGAAAAAGAACGTAGGGATATGGCTATTGCAGCTTATCTCTCAGCCAAACGTGGTGGTAAACCACAAGAGGAAAACGTAAAATCTTCTGATAGGAAACCAGAAGTATACACCAAACCTGATGGTAAAAAAGGTGTACGTATGGTACCTGTTGATACCGATATTGTATCCTCTGAAGGATACTATAAAGACCAAGAGATTAAAAAGCAAGATAAAAAGCTAGGTAATACTAAAGAAAAAGCTTACAAAGCTGAAAAGCCTGAAATAAAAGAATCAGTAAATGAGGCAAAAGATCAATCTACAGATCGACTGAAGATGCTTGTACGTCTTGGACTTATGGATAAAAAAGATATGTCTAAGATCGTTCGTTCAATTAGTAAGATGAAAGAGGATAAGCCAGTTTCCCCCGCTGACCGCAAAATCCTTTTCGATCTCTTGAACGAACTAATCGG